TGTTCAAGCTGCACGGATACGAGCTTTTTGATTACGCAGAAATTGAAGTAGTAAGTGAACATTGCCCATTGGAAGAAGTTTAATGAATAAAAATACAGTAGAACTTATCGGACACTACGGTGATGATGAGATCCATGCCTGTAGCGCATGGACTTCCACCAGTCGAGAGATTACAGATGAAAAACGAAACAGAATACCGCAACTACTCAGCTTCCTCGCTAAAGAGGGTCACCACACACCTTTCGAGAAGTCTTCTCTGCACTTTCTGGTCGATTGCGATATTGCTAGTCATATTCACCTTCTTAAACATCGTATCGGAGTGTCATTAAATGCTGAATCTGCTCGATACAAGGAACTGAAAGAAGACAAGTATATTGTGCCTGATGATTGGGCTGGTATTAAGAAATCTCCCCCGCCCATTGTGCCAAGGGATATTAACGGAAATGAGTTTCCGTTTCCAACAGAATACTGGACTGAGGTTTTAGAACAATATACCAGAAAAGGAAATGACCTTTATCACCAATGTGTTGCTGATCTTGAACCTGTTCTGGGTCGCAAACGTGCCAAGGAATCTGCTCGATTCTTCAAGACCTACAATAGCAGGATTACGTCAGATGTGATGTTCAACTGGAGATCATTCTATCACTTTCAGGGATTGCGAAACAAACCGGAAGCTCAGAAAGAGATTCGTGAGATTGCTCAGATGATGCTTGACTTGGTGAAGAATATTGAAGGCAATCCATTTGAACATACTATTGCTGCTTTTGGACTATGAATTAAGAATGATTTTTTTAGGAGACATACACGGCGACCACCATTTCGCCAAATCTATCGCCGCACGTTACCCGAAAGATAAGGTTATCCAAGTGGGGGATTTCGGAGTAGGATTCATTTCTTCTGACGAGTTAAACGAAAACTTCCCTGATAATCTATATTTTTTCTGCGGGAACCACGACAAAAGGCGCGAAGCTCCCATGATTAAAGGGTATATGGGAGATTTCGGAGAATTTGACGATATATTTTTTGTTAGCGGAGCAGATAGCATAGACAAGGATTGGAGAACTCCTGAAGTCAATTGGTGGGAAGATGAAGAACTTAACTGTAACCAAATGAAACAATGCCTTGAAGCTTGGGAGAGAAGCGATAAAAACATATTAGTCGCGCACGATATACCTCAAAGTTTTGCTGAATATGTGTATAAAATATACGACAATTCTGCTACCAGAAACCTCTTACAAGTTATGATAGAAGTAAGAAAGCCCAAAATTGTAGTAGCTGGGCATCATCATAAATCTATAACAGGCGAGCTAAATGGCATAAAATATCGCGGAATAGATATAAACGAAGTCTATGAAATCGAACCAGAACTCCTCAAATAAAGCAGACATTTATTACAGTCTCCACAAAAAATAAAAAATGAAAAACTACGAACTCACAGAAAAGAACACAGATAATGGTCTTGCCATTATTCAAATCACTGAAGGTGAATTCAAGAATGTTGAATTTGCATTTGGAAAGATCACCTTTAATGAAGACGATGAGGAAGACAAGTGTAAGCTCACATTTGACTTTGAAGTTACCACGCCACCCAAAGAAAAGGCTTGTCAAGAGGCAGAGAATATGTTAGAATTGCAGGACACAATTGGAAAGATTCTAATCAACATCTTGGAAGAACAAGTAGAGAATGAGCAGCAACCTAACACCCCTAATTCTTAGAAACCTAATCCAAAACGAATCGTTCTGTCGCAAGGCGATTCCCCATATCAAACCAGAATACTTTGAAGGGTCTTCTCGCACTGTCTATGAGTTGATTCTTCGCTTCATTACAAAATACAACAAGCTTCCAAACTCATCTGCCATCCAGATCGAGTATGAGCAGTCAGACTTCAGTAAGGCAAACGTCGAGGAAGTTGTCGATGCTATACAGTCGCTCTCAAAGCAAGAAGATGATGTCAATGAAGACTGGCTGCTTGACTCTACTGAGAAGTGGTGCAAGGACCGTGCTGTATATCTGGCAATCATGGAGTCGATTCAAATCATTGATGGTAAGACCAAAGACAAAGCAGAAGGAGCGATTCCAGATATCTTGAGTAAGGCACTTGCAGTGACCTTTGATACCAATGTTGGTCATGACTACATTGAGAATGCCACTGAGCGTTATGAAGCATATCATCGTGTTGAGGAGAAGCAGTCCTTTGACCTTGAGATGTTCAATACCATCACCAAGGGTGGTCTACCAAGAAAGACACTGAACATTATCCTTGCTGGCACTGGTGTTGGTAAGAGTCTGATGATGTGTCACTTTGCTGGTGCTGCTCTTCAGCAGGGTAAGAATGTTCTCTATATCACAATGGAGATGGCAGAGGAAAAGATTGCTGAACGCATTGATGCGAATCTCTTTGACATATCTCTGGATGACCTTGAGAATGTCACGAAACCGATCTTTGATTCCAAGATTGATTCCATTCGCCAGAAGACTCAGGGTAAGCTAGTCATCAAGGAGTATCCTACAGGGTCTGCTCATGTTGCACACTTTCGAGCACTACTGAATGAGTTGAAGATGAAGAAGAACTTTGCTCCTGATATCATCTTCATTGACTACCTGAACATATGTGCCTCCAGTCGTGTTCGTGGTCTTGGTGGTTCCATCAACACCTACTCCTTTGTCAAGGCAATTGCAGAGGAGATACGTGGTCTTGCCGTGGAGTTTAATGTCCCTGTCTGGTCTGCTACTCAGGTTACCCGTGAGGGTTTCAAAAGTTCAGATGTTGACTTGACAGATACCAGCGAATCCTTTGGTCTTCCAGCAACTGCTGACTTCATGATTGCAGCAATCAGTAACGATGACCTTGCCAACAAGAATCAACTGATGATCAAGCAGTTGAAGAATCGTTACAATGACCCAGAGAGAAACAAGAAGTTCTGTATTGGTGTGGACCGTTCCTACATGAGACTCTTTGACCTTGAAAATGCGACTGCTGGAATCATCAGTGACTCTCCTCCAGTGGCAAGTGGTGATGCTGACTATGCGAATCTCAAGCACTAACTGGAGGTTTTAAATATTATAAATAGTTCTAGTAACACTAAAATTCAATTGTAATTTATGGGAACTATGCTATCTTTTAAAGAATACCTAACGGAATCTGCCAACACAATTCTAGCAGACATCAATGAAATTTGGGTTGGATACGTCCTTGCTGGAAATCGCTGGTTTGATGCTGATGCAAGAAGGCAGTTTGAAGAAAGAATAAAACAAGCTTCACCTGCTGCTGTTGAAGATGCCAAAGGTAAGGCAGAGGCAATGGCAGTTGATTTTCTTAAATGGGCAAAGAAAGCGGGTTATAAAGGTAAACCCACTCAAGTCTGGTGGACCGCAAGACCAAACTCAATGACCAAGGCAGTTGGTCAAGAAGTCAACCAGAAGAAGAATCCCACTGATGTTCTTATTCGATTTGCTGATGGTCCTGCTAATGGGTTTCTTGGTCTATCTGCAAAAGCCACGAAGAGCAAGGGTGATATCGGTTTCAAAAATCCCGGCATTGGAACTATTGACAGAAGCCTGAACACTTCCTTCGCCGCAACTCTCAAGGATGTCACCGAAGATACTATCCGACGACTTGACCTTCCTCCCTCAACCAAAGCGAGGAAACAATTTATCCGCTCCAATAAGGATATCCAAAAGCAGACAATCGAAGCTGGTGTCACAACCATGCGAGAGTTCCGCGATATCCTCCTAAAGCGTCTTCTTCAGTTTGACCAAGCCTCTTTGAAAAAGTATCTTTTAGATGACTGGATGGACGCTGAAGTTCTTTATCCTCCATATGTTAAAGTTACTGGACAAGGTAAAAAGGCACCATATAAGGCAGTAACAATGGACCCACTCAAGAACGATAAGCTTTCTGCTTTTTCTAAGAATGATATTGAACTTGAGCCAATTGGAAATGAGTCTATTGGAGTAAAGGCTGGTCCCAAGAAAATCATGAAGATTCGATTCAAATTCGAATCTGAAAAGATGGCATCGTCTCTTAAACTCAGTGGAGACCCTTGGTGATATGAACACCTTCCTTGACTTCATTTCCGAAGCAGCAGTGGGTAAGAATACCCACATGACTCATATTGAAGATCAGGTAATCTATGGTGGTGTCTCTGGTGCTCGCCAAGCTATTCTTGCTCTTCGTTCTCTGAGAGATATGCTTGCTGGTAACTCATCCAAGGAGGTTGACATTACCGTGAAGTGGGATGGTGCTCCTGCTGTTTTTGCTGGTCAAGATCCAAGAGATGGTAAGTTCTTTGTTGCCAAGAAGGGTATCTTTAACAAGGAGCCAAAGGTCTACAAGACAGATGCAGAGATTGATGCAGATATGTCTGGTGACCTTGCAGCAAAGATGAAAGTTGCCCTTGCTGAACTTCCCAAGCTTGGTATCAAGGGAGTCATTCAAGGGGACATCATGTTCACGAAGAGTGACCTGAAGAAAGAAACCATTGATGGTGAATCCTACCTGACCTTTCAACCCAATACCATTGTGTATGCGGTTCCTGCAAGCAGTGCCTTGGGTAAACAGATTTCCAAAGCCAATCTTGGTGTGGTCTTTCATACTGCATATGCAGGTAAAGACTTTGAGTCCATGACTGCTTCCTATGATGTGGATGCATCGAAGCTCAAGCAAACACCAAGTGTCTGGTTTCAAGATGCTGGTCTTCGTGACATCTCTGGTAAAGCACTCCTGAATTCCAGTGATACTGCAAAGGTTCAGAAAGCACTCTCTACTGCTGGTAAGATCTTCCAGAAGATTTCTGGTTCTACTCTTCGTCAGATTGAAGGTGACCCTGAGCTTGCAAAGACGATTGAGACATTCAATAACACCTATGTCCGTAGGGGTGAAGAGGTAACGAATACCAAGAAGCATGTCCAGAACATGATTGCTTGGGTCAATGATAAATATGCCAAAGAAGCAGAAAAGAGAAAGACCGAGAAAGGTAAGGCTGGTGTCGAACAGAGAAGAGATGAATTCCTGAAGTTCTTCTCACCGGAAAACCAGAAGAACCTTGACTTGGTTTTTCAATTGCAGAATGCAGTAGTTGTGGCAAAGAAACTTATCATTGCAAAACTTGATGACCTCAAAAAACTGGATACCTTCGTTCGCACAAAGAATGGATTTCGTGTCACAGGTCAGGAAGGATTTGTGGCAATCGATAAGATCGGTGGTGGAGCAGTCAAACTGGTGGATAGACTGGAATTCTCCATGAACAATTTTTCACCAGATATCATCAAAGGATGGGAACACTAGAATGAAATCAATCAAAGAGATCAGAAACGAAATTAACGAATCCAAGCAAGAAGACATTGCAGATCTGAAAGCACTTCTCAAGAATCCTGATCCCAAGATTGCCAAGAACTATGGTGGCATCGAGGGATACAAGAAGATGATTCAGAGCAAGATTGATAGGTTGATGAAGGAAGAGACTGAGTTAGAAGAGGAGGCTTTCAAAGGTGAGTCCTTTTTGAATAAAGCAGAACAATATTGGGGTTGGTTTAAGGTCAACAAGGAAAAGGATTACCTTTCTTCGGCTTCTGCATTCCTCAATGACTTTTTCAACCTCTATAAGAACAAAGGGATGATGCCTAAACACGCTTTCAAGAAGGCGACTGATCTCAAAGGGAAGATTTCCAAAGAATTGAAGAAGCTCGGAATTTCAGAATCCACTGAGGAGTTGGATGAAGCACTGACTCGCGCACAACGTATCAAGCGTTCGCAGATTGCCAAGCGTAACAAGGCAAAGATTCAACGTGCTCTCAAGAGGGGTAAGAATAAGAAAGCTTCAACCGAAACACTTCAGAAACGTGCCAAGAAGAAAGCAAGAGACCTTCTATACACCAAGCTGTTGAAGGGTAGAAACCGTGCTGATGTTTCTGCTGGTGAACAAGAACGCATCGAAAAGAAACTAGATAAGATGCAGGGTGGCATTAATCGTATTGCCAAGAAGCTCCTTCCTCAGTTGAAGAAAGCCGAACAGGAGAAGGGCAAGAAAAAGAGTGAAGAATGAAATCGTTCAGTCAGTTTACAGAAGAAAAGAAGAAGACCTTGGTGACTGCCTTCGGTCGCTTCAATCCACCTACCATTGGGCATCAGAAGCTCATTGATAAGGTTGCCAAGGTTGCTGGTAAGAATGATTACCAGATTTATCCTTCTCAGTCACAGGACGCAAAGAAGAATCCACTGAGTTATAATGACAAGGTGAAGTTCATGCGTAAGATGTTTCCAAAACATGCTCGTAACATCTACATGGACAAGAATGTCAAGATTGCACTTCATATTGCTGATCGTGCATACAAGGAAGGGTATACAGAATTCGTCTATGTTGCTGGTTCTGACCGTGTGAATGAGTTCAAGCTCTTGTTGAACAAATACAACGGCAAGGAAAGAAAGGATGGATTCTACAACTTCAAGGATGGTATTCAGGTCATCTCTGCTGGTGAAAGAGATCCTGATGCAGAGGGTGTTTCTGGAATGTCAGCAT